CCGAGATTTCTTCCGTTTCTCCCAGCCATATCGGCCGCATGAACAATGCCCGCGACATCGACATGATGCCGCTGTCGGTCGTCTACGCGCTGGAAAGCGAATGCGGCGTTCCCGTCGTCACACAGGCGATGGCGGAGCTCTCCGGCCGCCGGCTTTCCGATCCCGAGGCCGAGCAAAAGGCCAATATCGGCGTGCTCGCCTCCTATTCCGAAGTTCTGCAGAAGGCTGCGGCGCTGATGGCGACGGGAGCCGCTGCCATGGCCGACGGCAAAATTACGCCGGCCGAGGCGCATGCGATGGACCGCGAGGCCAACGAGCTGGAGCGCGAAATGTCCAGCTTCCGCCAGGCGCTGGCCGTGATCAAGGCCGCCGGTGGCGGCAGGGCTGACCTGAAAGTGGTGGGGGAGTGATGGACGGATCCTCATTGCCTGCAACGGCCAATATCTCCGCGCGGCCAGTCGCCGCGCTCGACTTTCCGGATCTGCCCCGCGCGGAAATTCCCGACTGGATGCCCGAGGTTCGCCTCGCCGATCCGGCGTCCCTCGTCGTCGACGAGGGATATCAGCGCGGCCTCTCCGATCGGTCGATACGGCTGATCCGCAAGATCATCGCCGAATGGAGTTGGCTCGCCTTCAAGCCGCCGATCGTCGTCGACGTCGGCGGCGTCCTGCATGTGATCGACGGCCAGCATACCGCGATCGGCGCGGTGACGCATGGCGGAATACCGGTGATCCCGGTTCTTGTCGTTCGGGCCGAGGCGCTGGCGCAGCGGGCCTCGGCCTTCGTCCGCCACAACCGAGACCGGATCCAGGTGACGGCGACGCAGCTGCATGCCGCCCTTGTCGCCGCCGGCGACGAAGACGCGCTGACCATGGCGCAGGTCTGCGACCGGGCCGGCGTCAAGCTCCTGAAGAACCCGCCCCCGATGGCCCGCTTCAAGCCGGGCGAGTGCATGGCAGTGACCACGATCCAGGCGGTGATCTCCCGCCGGCATGCCAAGGGCGCACGCGAGGTGCTGGAAACCTGCGTCAAGGGCGGGGCAGCCCCCGTCGGCGCGGTGCTGATCCGGGCGGTCGAGCATCTGATGTTCGACAAGGAATATAAGGGTCAGATCGAGCCCGAGCGCATCTCCGCGCTGATCTCCGCCATGCCCGACCAGATCGAAAGCGAAGCCAAGCGCTTTGCCGCCGAGCGCAAGGTGCCGCTGTGGCGCGCCATGGCCTCCGTGCTCTTCATGAACCGGAGGAAGGCGCGTGTCTGACGACCTGGTTGGCATTTTGCGGGAAGAGAACGCGACGCTTCGGGAGCGCGTCCGGCAGCTGGAAACGCTGCTGGTGCCTGATGACGTCGTGGTTCCCGCGGAATGGCAGCTGGCCAATGCTGAGCGACGGATCTTCTCGGCGCTCACGCGGCGCGACGTCGTCACCAAGGAAACGCTCTATCAGGCGCTCTACAGCGACCGGCTCGACCTCGACAAGGAACCGGATTGCAACGCCGTCGAGAGCCACGTCAGCAAGCTGCGCAAGAAGCTGCGGCCGTTCGGTGTCGTGATCATCAGCAAGCGTTTCACCGGCTACAGCCTGATGAACCGGCAGAAATACACCCATACCCCCCCCGTGACCGAAGCGAAGGCGGCGGTGCGGCATGGATGAGCTCGTCGACCTGCAGCGCGACCGCATCGCCTTCCTCGAAGAGCGAATCCGCCAGCTTGAGGAGGCGCTGATGCCTTCGAGCGTGAGCGCGCCGATCGAGTATCAGTTGACGGCGCAGGAGGCGCGCGTCTTCGCGCATCTCGCCAGCCGCGATTTCGGCACGAAGCAATCGATCATGATGGCGCTCTACAGCGACCGGGCCGAAGAGCCGGAGATCAAGATCGTCGACGTCTTCGTCTGCAAGCTACGCAAGAAACTTTCCCGCTTCGGCGTCCGCATCGAAACGATCTGGGGGCAAGGCTATCGGCTCGCCCGGCAGCCAAACGAGGTGGCGGCGTGAAGAGACGGTCTCAAGAGTCCAAGCAGGCCAGCGTTCATGTCATCGATCCTCCGATCGGTCCCGACGGACGGCAGCTGCTCTATCGGGCAGCGCAGTTTTCCCGGCGGCATGGCCGCGCCTATCCGCTCGCGCTGGAAAGTGACCGCCGGGGCGCGGCGAAAGCTGTCGATGGCGGCTATGTCGAGCGCCTGGCCGACGATCCGCATTTCGTGACGCTGACCGATAAGGGCCGCGGCTATCTCGCCGCGCTGATGAGGGCCGAGTGATGGAGCGCGGGTTTGACGATACGCGCGTAACGATCACCGCCGGCGGCAAGTCGGTGGAGACGACGGTCGGCGTACTGGAAGCGATCGGGAACGGCCGCGCAATCGATGTTCCGGCGCCGGCCCGCGCTGACGCCTCCAATCTTGCCGCCACGATCGACCGCGCCCGCTCGCTCTTCAGTGAGGGCGATTACCAAAATGCGCTGTGGCTTTCCGAGGCAGTTTACGATCAGGCGAAGGCGGCGGCGAGCTATGCCAAGCGCATGAAGCTTAGCGACGAACTGATCGGCAAGGCGCGCCGCATGCAGGGCGACGCCCTGCTGATCGAGACGCGGGCGAAGATGGCGCTGGCCGATCAGTTCGACGAGGCGCAGAAGGCTGGCGTTGTTGCCGCGCCCGGGCGTCCGAAAAAGGTTTCAGACGAAAACCTTTTTCGGCTTGAGGATGTCGGCCTTTCCAAGGGACAGGTTCACGAAGCGCGTAAGCTGCGCGACGCCGAGACGAAAGAGCCGGGGCTGGTCGAACGGGCGATCGCGGCGCGCATCCAGGCGGGATTAGAGCCTAGCCGTGCCAACCTGCGCGCGGCCGTCGGGACGGCCTCGGCCAGCAAGGAAGAGCGCGGCGACAATTTTTACCAGACGCCCGTCGTTGCCACGCGCACGCTGCTCGCCTTCGAAAGCTTCTCGGGCACGATCTGGGAGCCGTCGTGCGGCCTCGGCGCGATCTCGGCGGTGCTCGAGGCGGAAGGCTATGACGTCATCCTCTCCGATCTCGTCGACCGCAACACGGTCACGGCGCATGGCGAGCTGCAGGCGGTAGGCGACTTTCTCGCCAGCCAGCCGGAGGCTCCGGGCGAGGGGCCTGACATCGTCACCAATCCGCCCTATGGCGAGGTATTGAACGATTATGTGGCGCATGCGCTGCGGGTCCACAAGCCGCGCAAGATGGCGCTGCTGCTGAATTGGAACTTCTTCTGCGGTTACGCCGATGAGGCGCGAAACTTCGCCATGGACGAGCAGCCGCCGGCTCGCGTCTACGTCTTCAAGCATCGCTTGCCGATGATGCATCGCGAGGGATACGAGGGACCGAAGGCCTCAAGCCGGATGAATACCGCCTGGTTCGTCTGGGAGCGCCGTGAAGACGGCAGCTATGGCGACACGACCATCGTCAAGCGCGTCGACTGGAAGGAATTCGAGGATGCGGCGGCACTTCAGCCCGGCGAGGGCGGTAACGCCAGCGGTGTGCACTTCGACGAGTTCAACCGTCAGACGCCCCGCAAGACGGTCGACGAGCGCGTCGAGGAAGAATTCGTCCGCGCCTTCGAATGGATGAAGGATCTGGAGCCCTTCGACGTGGTGAAGTTCCGCCAGGGTGTCGGGCTTCGCCAGAGCGTCGCCGCGGCGCTGATCGATGCGCTCGCGGCCAATGGGCTGATCGAGCCGACCAGTGACGGGCAGTGGCTGCCGACCGGCAAGGGCATGAACATGATCGCGACAGTCGGCGCGGTCGAGGCGACGAAGAAGCTCAGGGCCGGTGCGCCGCTTGCGGAGGTGCTGGGATGAGCAACGCCTCAGATCAATTCGATGAAGCTATGGTCGCGTATGTCCGTGCGCTGGCCAAACTGCCGCATACGAATGGTGACGATTCTGTGGAGGCCGCGGTCAAGGCTGCGCCGAAGAATCATCCTGTCCATAGGATGTCGCTGCGCAGCTATCGCTGCAATGGCTGCAAGAGGCTCGGCGTTCTTGCTGACGTCATGCTGGATATCGGAACCGGCGGCGCTGAATGCCCCGTCTGCTTCAGTGATGATCTCCACCTTGTTCAGGAGGGCGTCGCTTGAGCGATCATCATCAACTGCCGACGACCGATTTCTCACCGCTCATGCTCAAGCAGTTCATCGCCCTGCGGGTGGCGATGATGGTGCGGCTCGATTTCCCGTCGCAGCCGCGCAATGGCGAGAAAGCGGCGCTGGCGAATCTGCGCAAGCGTTCGGGTCTGACGCGCGAAGAGTTTGATCTCGCCTGCAAGGGGAAGCTGAAGACCGGCGCTACGCGGGCGAAGATCTGGGCCGCGCTTTGGATCGATCCGGCAAGCCTCGGCATCCTGCTCACCGACGATGGCGGACAGGAGGGCGGCAATGCGGGCTGAATTCGATAGCAGCGCCTTCGCGCGCGATGTCAAGCGTTGGCTGGAGCGCAAGGGCTGCTCCTACCGGGCGGCGGCTGCGGAACATCCGCTGCTGAACCTGCCGATGCTGTCGCGGGCAGTGCATGAGCGCAAGCTTTCGGTCGTCAATGTGCTTGTGCTTTGCCGCGTCGTCGGGCTCGACCCGATGAATTACCTGAATATGGCAACGGAAAACGCAGCGAAATCAAACTGTTTCAGCAATCGGCAAACGTGAAACGTTTGTCGCGAGGGCATGCCTATGGGGGCGACATTGGAATT